ACGTTATCCATGTTAATGCTATTGCGCCGTTCAACACTAACTGTATTAACCATGCTTCATGTTCTCCAATTCTTTTTTCATTATTGATATGCGGGCTTCCGCGTTGTTGATTGATATTTGAAACATTGCGAGATCAGTGCTGATGTCACCTGATCTAACGCCTACTTCTAGGCTGCGCATGCGATCCATCTTCTCGCGTTGCTTGGTGATGAACCGCTCCTCGGATGCGATGTCTCTTTTCAATTCGTCTGCTGTTTTCAAAACGGTGGTTCCTCTTCTGGTGCTTCGGGTCGCCACACAACATCAACGTTGTGTAGCGCTTTGATAAAATCGACTAGGTTACTGGGTTACATTACGCCGTCCAATCTAATGCCATGAAGCTCAACGCTGGGATGGCAACCAAGCCGATGACCAATGCAGGGCCGCCCAAGATTGGAGCAAACGATGCTACTGCAAATGTGAATACGAAGGGGCCAAAGACTGCAACAATAGTAGCAATGATCGCCGCGACATATGCTTTAAAAGTTTCCATTTCCATTTCCTTTCTTGCTTTACAAATCTTATGTAAGGACTTGCTAGCAAATTGTCAATACATCTGCTAGCAAAAAATTATCTATTGCAATAAAAAGTTGCTAGCATTATATCTTAAAACATACTAGCAACCTTGGGGTTAAAATGAAAGAGAACAAAGCACAGTGGAACCATCGCATAAAGCCCGAGCTGGCTGAGGCCATGAAGGCATTGCAAAAGCAGCGCAACCAAATGCAAAACAACACGCAGTCATTGCGCGATCTAACCGAAGAGGCGTTGGCCTTTTATCTTAAAGCGAACGGCATCTACATAAAGGCGCACGCAGCATGATTTACATTGGGGTAGATCCGGGCTTCACCGGGGCTGTTGCATTCTACTGGCCTAAAGAAAATCACATTCAAGTGTTCGACATGCCAGTGTACAAAAATGCAAAAGGTAAAACAGAACTAAACCTATACGAGCTACACAAAATTTTAAAACCCGAAGACGATGAGCAGCACATTGCCGTCATCGAGCAAGTGGCAGCCATGCGCGGGCAAGGCGTGTCAAGCATGTTTCGTTTCGGGCAATCATACGGCGCAACGCAGATGGCAATCGCATCGCACCAAGTGCCAATGCACCTCGTCACGCCAGCTAAGTGGAAGTCCTTCTTGGGCTTGAGCCGTGATAAGGGCGTATCACGCAGTCTGGCAAGCCAGAGGTTTCCTAAGCAGGCAAGTCTCTTCAGCCGCGCCAAAGACGATGGACGCGCAGAAGCTGCGCTGCTTGCACTGTATGGAAAGCTTGCGCTATGAACGGATTTGAAAAGCACAACATCAAGCACCTGTCTGCCTCATCCATAAACCTATGGACAAACGCGCCAGATGTTTGGGTTGCCTCCTACCTGTTCGGCAAGCGCACGCCAATGTCAGCCGCAGCAATGCGTGGGATCTGCACAGAGGACGCAGTTGTGGCAGCGCTGACAGGCAAGCTGCACAAGGCAGGCGCACTGGATCAGGCGCTAGAAAAGTTTGATAAGTTCTTTCCGATTGGCGATGAGAAGACAAGCAAAGAGCGCAGCATGATTGAACCCTGCATGGAGCTGGCAATCGGAGAGCTTGAGCATCTCGGGCAGCCAGAGTTTCCAGAAGAGGGTCAACAGAAAATCAGTATCACAGCCAAGACAGATGATTACGAAATCCCTGTCATTGGATACCTTGACTTGGTGTTTCCCGAGCATGGTCTGGTTGTTGATCTCAAAACAACAGGCCGTATGCCAAGCACAATGTCGGCAGAGCATCAGCTCCAACGCGCGATCTATCAGAAGGCCAGAGGCAATCAGATCGTCAAGTTCCTATACGTCACGCCAAAGAAAACAAACATGCTAGAAGACGGCGATCCGACTGAGCTGCTCGCAAAAGCAAAGAAGCAGATCAGCCGCATGGAAAAGTTTCTGCGGGCTGGCAGCGCGGCAGACATCAGAGATGTCATCCCGGTCAACCCCAACTCATTCTACTGGAACGGTGGAGAAGCAATTAGGGAGGAGCTTTATGGAATATAACTACAAGGCATCAATTACTTGGAAGGAAATGGATCAAGATGACTTGGTTTCCTGTTACCTTATGAATGACATGTTCATATGGTTTAAAGAAAAACGTGGCATTAATTTTTATTTTCCAAACTATGAACAAGCGCCTTGGCAAGTGCAGTGTAAGATTGGTCAATCAGTTATTAACTTTTGGCCCCATAAACTCAAAGCACACATCGAATACACGCCTGGCCCAGCAAAGGAAGGCTGGTATCCAGTGAAGAAGTTAATCAATGATGTGATCTTAGATAGTAACTTTGAGATGCATGAAGATGATGATGACGAAGACTTCGACTTAATTGAGTGATCCCAAGCTGCGCGGGTTAAAGCAGCACAACAATGTCAACAACGAAGCAAAGTGAAAGGACACAACAATGTTTCAAATTGATTTAGGCAACAACGGCGGCGATGGCATCAACGTATTCCTCGGATGGTCAGCAAGAGGCACGCAGGACGGAGCAGTTCGTGCAAAGCAATTCTTCTTGCGCGAAGGATCGTCAAAGAGCGAGTACGAAGAAGCCCAAACAAAAGGTTTCGTCATTGATCTCGACAGCCTCAAGACAGGCTGGCAAAGATCAGAAGGCATGGCAGGCGTGGCTCCAGAATGGAAGTGGAACCCAAACGTCAACCAGATGATGCAGAAACCTGGCGACGACTACAAGAAAGGCTTCTCAGTCAAGTGCGCCATAGGCGGCGGTAAGGTTGCCATGTGGGAACAAGCAGGCGCAGGCGTGTGGTCAGCTCTGGCAGACCTCGCACCTATGCTGACCGAGCAGCCAGCAGCAGGTCAAATGCCGCTTATCAAAATGAAGGAAGCAAAGGAGCTTAAATTTACAAAAGGCTCCACATGCTACCCGATCTTTGAAGTCGTCAAGTGGGTGGACAAGCCCGACTGCCTGAAGGAAGGCGCTGCGGCAGGTATTGCCACAGAGCCAACTCCCGCTCCCGCGCCTGCACCAGCAGCCGCAGATGATGACATGGAGTTCTAAGAAAAAATCCCCGGCGGTTCATTCGCCGGGGAAGTCCAACAGGGAGAAAAAAATGAAACAGGAAATGGAAAACAAAATGGAAATGGCTCCCAAGTCCGACATCATTAAGCAGTTCATATCACAAATCACAGAGAATTGGAATGAGGTTGGGCAGCCTTTATTAGAGATACGTTCAATCTCAACAAGTGGATCAACAAATGCATCACGTTTTAGGCTAGATCAAATAGACGAAGCAGTTGAACACGCCGAGGCCATGAATAAGTCCAAGGCAAACATCTACATGTGCATCAATCCAATTGATCCAATCGTGCCAATCCCGGCAGGCAAAGCCGCCAAGGACACAGACATTCTGGCAGCCTTCTACTGCTTCGCAGATGCAGACACAAAGGGCGCGATGGAAAACATTATGTCATTTGCTGGCCCGAAATTCACAATGTCAGTAAAGACAGGCACAACACCCTTCGCAAGAGGCCACGCATACTGGCAGCTAGAAGAGCCAGTAAAAAACCTAGACGCATGGCGCGAAGTCCAGAAGTCAATCGCCGCCAGCCTTCAGACAGACCCGGCAGTCATCAATCCAAGCAGGATCATGCGCGTGGCAGGCACAGTCTCTTGGCCCAACAAAAAGAAACAAGACAAGGGCTACGTCCCAGAGCTGGTTACAATGCGTACGCAATTCAGTACGGATCGTGATCCGCAGCCGATGGAACGCCTGACAAGAGCATTCCCAAAGCTAAAAGCACAGGCAGCTAGCACAATCAGCATAGACCTCGGGCAGCAAGCAATGGATCGGCAACTGGCAGTGCAGAACGTACTAGCAGGGGACGATTGGCACCTAAACATGGTGCGCCTTGTCGGCTCATACGTCACCAAAGGGCTGTCAGACGAAGAGATCCACGCCATAACGGATAGCTTTACCCTGGCAGGCTACACAGTAGACGACACACGCAATGAAGTGCAGAAGGCAATAGACGGTGCCAGAAACAAAGGATGGACACCGCCGCCAGATCCAGTTCAGGAGCGCATGGAGCAGCAGAACCAAGCCATAAGTAATGCAGATGACGAAGGTGCAATGCAATCATGGCCCACGCCTTACAATATGTTCAACGCGCTCACGCTGCCCCGCAGGGAGTGGGTCTACGGCTACGACTACATCAAGAAGTACATCAGTGTGACAGCCTCGGCAGGAGGCATAGGTAAAACAAGTGCAATCATTGTGGAAGCACTAGCGATTGCGACAGGTAAGCCGCTCCTCGGCACGGCAGTCAAGCAGCAAGAAAACGTCTGGATCATCAACCTAGAAGACCCAATCAGCGAAATGCAGATGCGCACAATCGCAGCCATGCAGCATTATGGACTAACGCCAGACGACATCAAAGGCCGACTGTTTATGGATGGCGAGGACACCATGCAGCTCACGCTGGCGGCAGAAGGCAGGGACGGACTGATTACAAACGACAACATGCTTGCGCACATCACTCGTAAGGTCAGAGAAAACAAAATCGGTGCAGTCATCCTCGATCCGTTCGTCAGCGCACACCTTGTCAACGAAAACAACAATGGAAGCATCCAAGCAGTCGTGGCAATGCTCAGAAAGCTTGCAAGAGACACAAACAGCTCAGTCCAGCTCGTACACCACATCAGAAAAGGCAACGGTGATGATGCAACGATTGACAGTGTGCGCGGAGCTGGCAGCCTAATTGGAGCAGCCCGAGCAGCCAGGGTCATCAACAGAATAACTCCAGAAGACGCAATGGCGCTCGGTGTAGACGAACACGAAGCACTCGGCATCTTTCGTGTAGACGACGGCAAGGCAAACCTAGCACCGCCATCGGACAAGGCAGTCTACAGGCGCATGCAGTCAGTGGAGATCGCCAACGGTGAGCATATCGGGGTTGCCACGGAGTTTAAGCTGCCAGACTTATTTGACGGCGTGACAACAAAGAACCTCTACAATGTGCAGCGCACAATCGGTAAGGCAGAGGAAGCAGACAACGCATACCGAGCCAATGTGCAGGCAGACAACTGGGTTGGGAAAGCTGTCGCAGAGGAATTAGACCTTGATCTGAGCAAGCCGAACCAGAAGGCGAAGGCGAAGGCAATCATCAAGCAGTGGATCAGCTCTGGCAGCCTTCAGGTTGTGAAGCTGCCGAACAAGAGAAAAGGTGGCGACACGCCTTGCGTGATCGTCGGTGAATGGGTGAACCATGACGAAATCTAATCATTACAAGCTGCCAGAAGGCAATACACTTATCAGCTTCTCAGGCGGTAGAACAAGCGGCTACATGCTGCACCAAATCCTAGAAGCAAACGGCGGTCTGCCAGACAACGCAAAGGTCACATTCGCAAACACTGGCAGGGAAATGCCTGAAACGCTCGACTTTGTGCAAGAATGCTCAGACAGGTGGAATGTGCCGATCACTTGGTTGGAGTACATAAAGGCAAAGCCAAAGTTTCAGGTGGTCAGTCATAACTCAGCAGCCAGAAACGGTGAGCCGTTTGAGCAAGTCATAGCAACCAAGTCAAAGTATCTACCAAATCAAGCGCAAAGATATTGCACTCAAGAAATGAAAGTGCTGACAATCAAACGCTACCTCGTCAGCCAAGGTTGGAAGCACTGGACGAACACAGTCGGCATCCGAGCAGACGAAGCACACAGAGTGAGGCCGTCAAAAGACAAACGGTGGACAAACTGGTTTCCGCTGAACGATGCGCAAGTGTCTGTGCAGGACGTAAACAAGTTTTGGCAGTCGCAGCAGTTTGATCTGCGCGTGATGAAAGGCGGCGGGAACTGTGATGGATGCTTTCTAAAGTCAGAGGCAACACTAGCCGCCATGTGGCGTGAGCAGCCAGACAGAATGCAATGGTGGGCTGACCAAGAAGCCGCGGCGAATGGAACCTTTCATAAGACGAGAAGCTACCAACAGCTCGGCAGTTTTGTCAGCCGCCAAGGCGACTGGATTTTTGATGACGAAGCATTCCTTTGTCAGGCAGATGATGGGGAGTGTACAGGATGATAAAACTTGCTAGCCACACTTCCACACCTTGTTTTTACGAAGTGTGGATGAAGTGTGGAGGTGTGGAAGAAAAGCCACGAAATACCCTTCCACACCACCTGCATATACATATGCAAGGTGTGGTGGGGTGGTGGTTTGGGTAAAGTGGGGTGTGGTGGCAAGGTGTGGAAGGTGTGGAAGATTTGGTAGGAAAAGAGGTGAAGCAGATGAAACAGAATAAAAGACAAAAGAAGTCGGATCGCATATTGCATGGCAGTCAGTCCAAAGATGCAATCATGTGTGACTATGCTCTGGCTCCAGTTGACAGGCTGGCAATCCAGATGGACGAGAAGTGGGGAATTGATGTGCTGCCAGAATTGGTCAGTGTCTCGATGTCGCAAAAGTATGGGAGTGCTGTGGCCAAGATGAATGCGGCAGTTGAGGCGGGCGATGTAGAGGAATGCAGGAAACGCTGTGAGGTTGTGATCAGAGGTCTGCAAGCGATGGATGCTGAGGCAGAACGTATAGGCGCACAGAGAGCCTCTACGGATGTGTGGGAGGTTGAGATAGATGGCAAGCTGTTCGGCGTTATGAAGGACGGCAGATCGTGGCGCACGATAAAGAAGCAGCGGCCTGAGTTGGAGCTGTTGACGCTGCGTGAGGTTGCGCTGGCTTACAGATACTTTCGGGAGCATTGGATGGGTGAGCTAGAGAAGGCAGCCAAGCAATCATTCCCCGAAGCAGAAATGATCGACATCAAGGGAAAAACATTTGATGATCCGATACCTTGGTGATAACGTGGTGGCACCTGATGGCGCAGAGCTTTACCCATTTCCTTCTGCGCAATCTGCCTCACTGAACTGGCCCAGCATTGCGCTGGGCCTTTTTTGTGGTAAAGTCCTATTAGCAGAATTGAGGTAAGACATGGCAAAGAAACCTGTAAAGATTGACGCAGACCTGATGCACAAGATTGCAGACAGGCTGGCTGTAGGCGAAACACTCAAGGATATACTCAAGTCGGATAGCATGCCAACGTATCAAGGCGTGATGCAAGCTGTGCTGCGTGACGATGAACTGTACGAGATATATCGTCGGGGCAGAGTGATGCAGAGTGAGTACCACACAGACCAAATCATTAAGTTGGCGCAAGATCCGTTGCCGAAGTTTGAGGACAACAGGCTAGCCAATGCGGAAGTGCAGCGGCGTAGACTTGAGATTGACAGCTTGAAGTGGACGCTAGCACGCAACATGCCTTGGGGTGTTCGTGACAAGAAAGAGGATCAGCCACAGGCTCAGACGTTTACAATCAGTTGGGCTGGCGGTGATGTTGCGGTCAATGCAATACCTGATGACGAGCAAGACGACAGCGAACAAGCGACAAAGCATTGATGCTAAATCATGTGTATATCACACATCCTGACGTTGACAGCTACGCGCGTGAGGTAGGCGGTCGGGATGCCTCGACATCGGGGCGGGTCAGGCAGCTTCGGCGGGGTGGCAACCACTACATCTTGTGGTTTGCATTTAATGCATGGCTCGGTTTGATATTTTCTTTAGCAATAACAAGGGCTTACAAAAGTTTTAACATAATAGCTGTTATACGACTGCCGATAAGCCATGCATTTTGCGCAACCCAGCACCCCCACCCCCGCCAAAACGCCCGCCCGTTGTATACACGTATATCACCCGACTGGAGTAGACGTTTTGTCTGACAGCCTAACAACCGATCAGCTTGCACTGCTGAACCACCTAAGCGCCTTACGAGATGGCATCCTCATATCTTCCTCGGTTTCAAAGCAGCTAGAATGCGCAGTGTTGCTTATTGATGTTTATGAGGCTATTCTGGAGAAGCACGGCATACTGATATATGAAGATCAGGAGGAGGTGGTGGAGCATTGACGCATATTGAGATACCGTATGAGCCAAGGCCGTTGCAGATGTCTTTGCATAATGAGATGCAGGAGAAGCGCTGGGGCGTTGTTGTTTGCCATCGTCGATTTGGCAAAACGGTCTGGGCTATTAATCATATCTTGCGTCATGCGTTGCTTTCTGGAAAGTCGAACCCCCGGTATGCCTATATGGCACCCACCTATCGTCAGGCGAAGAACGTAGCTTGGGATTATATAAAACATTTTGCGGGTGGCATACCGAATGTGAAGTTTCACGAGACTGAATTGCGGTGTGACTTGCCGACAGGTGCGAGGATCTCGCTGCTTGGCGCTGAAAACCCTGACAGCCTGCGCGGTATTTATCTTGATGGCTGCGTGATGGACGAGGTTGCTGACATGCCTGAGAATGTGTTTCCTGAGGTATTGAGGCCAGCGTTGTCGGATCGCAAGGGGTTCTGCATATTCGTCGGCACTCCCAAGGGGCATAATGCGTTTTATGATTATTATGAGCAGGCGACTGGCAGCGATGATTGGCTGGCGGCTGTGTACAAGGCGAGTGAGACAGGCTTGCTGGATGAAGAGGAATTGGCTGCTGCGCGTCAGATGATGACGCACGATCAGTACATGCAGGAATTTGAGTGTAGTTGGAATGCGAATGTTCCGGGTGCGATTTATGGTGCTGATTTAGAGAAGATTGCCGAGGCTGGTCAGATTAGCAAGGTGCCTTATAATCCTGGTGTTAAGGTAGATACGTGGTGGGATCTCGGAGTTGGAGATAGCACAAGTATACTATTCACGCAGACTGTTGGTCGTGCTGTTCATGTGATAGATTATTATGAGAATAGAAATCAGGGTTTGCCGCATTACTGTCAGATTTTGAATGAGCGTGGTTATTTGTATGGCACGCACAATGCTCCGCATGACATTGAGGTTCGGGAGTTAGGGTCTGGAAAGTCTAGGCGGGAGACGGCTTGGGATTTGGGGTTAAATTTTCGAGTTGTGCCTAAGTTGCCTTTGGAGGATGGGATACATGCTGCTCAGATGTTGATCCCGAGGTTGTGGTTTGACCGTGAGAAGTGCAAGCAGTTGTTGGAGTGTTTGCGGCAGTATCATAGGGCGTATAATGATAAGACTAGAAATTTTCGTGCAAATCCTGTACATGATTGGAGTAGCCACGCTGCTGATGCGTTTCGGTATTTTGCTGTGGGGTTGAGAGAAGATGGGGGTCGGATGTCGGCTCCTCAGCGCTTTGCGGAAAATAATTATGATCCATTTGCGGCGTGAAGATGGTTGAATATTGGCAAGCTGGTTCGGGAGATTTTGGGTTAGTGCATCAGCTTGGGTTATTGATGCATCAAGAAAGCTCGTATTCAAAATTAAAATTTAGCAAAGATAAGTTGCTTGATACATTTGGGATGTATTTAAACGATGAAAATAAAGTTGTGTTTATTGCTGTTGATAATGGTAGGCCTTTAGGATTGTATGCTGGATACATTTCAGAGTATTACTTTAGCGAAGAACTTGTTGCAAATGACATTGCGTGGTTTGTTGTCCGTGAAAAAAGAGGAACACGGATTGGATTGCGTCTTTTAGATTGCTTTGAGCATTGGGCAAAACAAAGGGGCGCATCGGAAATTAGGATAGGCTATAGCACTGATATAAACCCTGCTGCATTTGATAGTTTGATGAAAAAGCGCAAATATAGTATGGTGGGTGCAAATTATCGTTTGGAGAGCTAGTATGTTTGGCGTTTTTAGGCATTTAAATTTTTGGGAAACTGTTGCTTTAGCCAAGGATAGTGGCGGCGGCGGCGGCGGTAATGATGATAAGCCTAAGAGAAGCGCGGGCAAGGGTACGGCTCCAACTATTAAAAGCACTGGCTCTAGTTTGCTTACAGATATTAAGATGGGGACATCTACGTTTGGTCAAAGTAAAGAACAGCAGGCTCAAACGCTGCGTGACCAAGGGTATAGCGAAAAAGCCATTAAAAGTTATCAAGAGCGCACTGAGGCTTCAAAGGAAAGAGCCGCAACTATGCAGAGCGATGACGATGACCGCCCTGCACCTAAACCTGAGCCAGAACCAGAACCAGAACCAGCACCAGAGCCTGCACCTGCACCTGAGCCAGAGCCAGAGCCAGAGCCAGAGCCAGAGCAAGAGCCTACTGGCGGTTTTGGTGGTCGTTTAGAGGGCGCTGATGAAGAGGCTGAGGCAAAGCTTAGCGAAATTGATACTGATTTGACTGCCGAGACGTTAGAAGAGGAAGCGCCTCAAGATTTAGAAGAGGCTGAGGCCAAGTCAGAAGAGGCCGCAGAAGAAGCCAGCGAAGCTTTAGATGAAGTAACATCTGCTGCGACATCAGCGTTTGGCGGTGATACTGTTGGTGATGTTGAGCAAGACACGTCATCGTTTACGGATGAGCTGGCGACTGCTGCGAGTGTAGCGCAGCCAGAACCTGAACCCGAGCCCGAACCCGAACCTGAGCCTGCGCCCGAGCCTGAACCAGCACCAGCACCAGCACCAGCACCTGCGCCTGCGCCTGCGCCTGCGCCTGTAACTGTTGCAACTGGATCTGCGGCTGGCGGTGCGAAAGAGGCTGCGGCTGCTAAGTCTGTCGGGCCTGCTGAAGATAAGGCGGTTGAGTATTATACAAAGGGCCGCCGCGCGTCTATCTTAACTGGGCCGCAGGGGTTGCTTGGCGGTGGAGAAGTTGAAGAAGAAGATAGAAGCCTTCGTCGTCGTCGTTCGCTGTTAGCGGGGTAAGCTATGCTGATTAAAAAGAAACCGTCTAATATATCTGGGATTATGGGGCGCGATGCGTCACAGCCTGCTCAGATGACAGGCGTTGCTACGGTTGATCCAATAGAGCGGTTGAGCCAGAGAATGGCGGGCCGCACGATGGGCGGTTCGATGGAGGGCTTGAAGCTACGCAAGCCGAGTATAATGAGTGGATATGGGAAAAAGTAATGGCACAAGTTAGTCCAATAGTTTCGCAGCTAGATCGTCGTTATCGCACTTTACAATCTCAGCGTTCTAACTGGGAAAAGCATTGGCAAGAGCTTGCGGATTACATGCTGCCACGTAAGGCAGATATTGTTAAGAAGCGTACTCAGGGTGACAAGCGCACAGAGCTTATTTATGATGGGACTGCTATTCATGCGGTAGAGTTGTTGGCATCGTCACTGCATGGCATGTTGACATCGCCAAGCACGCCTTGGTTTTCGATGCGGTATCGTGATCCTGGCTTGCAGCGTGATGATGCTGCGAATGAGTGGTTAGAGCTGTGCATGGATCAAATGTATCAGCATTTTAATCGCTCAAACTTCCAGCAAGAGATTCATGAGCTGTATTATGACTTGGTGGTATTTGGCACAGCTGCGTTTTATGTAGACAGCGAAGGCGATGGGCTGCGGTTTGCGTCTCGTCACATTGCAGAGATTTGCATTAGCGAAGACCCAAACGGTCGTGTTGATACAGTGTATCGTAAGTTTAAGCTGTCTGCGCGTGCGATTGCGATGCAGTTCGGCGAAGATAAGATGCCTGCTGTTGTTGAGAAGGACGTTAAAAACGATCCTTACAAAGAACATGAGGTCATACACGCTGTATTCCCGCGTGGAGAGGCGAGAGGGCCACTGGCTAAGGACAAGCCTGTCGCATCCGTTTACTACCTTGCAGACGGCTTAGCGTTGCTCTCAGAGGGTGGCTTTGATGAGTTTCCCTTTATGGTGCCGCGCTTTGTCAAGGATAGCGTAAGCAATTATGGGCGTGCGCCTGCCATGACTGCCCTGCCTGATGTTAAGATGCTTAACAAAATGTCGGAGACGACAATCAAGGCTGCGCAGAAGCAGATTGACCCGCCTTTGATGGCACCAGACGATGGATTTGTTTTGCCGATTAGAACAACGCCGGGGTCGTTAAACTTTTATCGTTCTGGGACGCGTGATCGTTTGGAGCCGTTAAACATTGGCGCAAACAATCCATTAGGGCTGAATATGGAAGAGCAGCGCCGTAATGCGATCCGTCAGGCGTTTTATGTTGATCAGCTGTTGTTGGGGCAAAGCCAAACAATGACAGCAACAGAAGTATTGCAGAGGAATGAAGAGAAAATGCGACTGCTTGGGCCTGTCCTTGGTCGTCTTCAAGCAGAACTGCTCCAACCGCTTATTTCTCGTTCCTTTGCATTGCTCCTTCGGGCGGGCCTTCTCCCAGCACCGCCCGAGGAGCTTCAAGGTCAGGACATTGACATAGAGTATGTTTCGCCTCTTGCCAAGGCGCAGAAGCTAACTGACTTGCAGTCTATGCTGCGTGGTTTTGAGATCATGCTGCAAGTTAGTCAGGTTGCGCCTGTCATGGATTACTTGGATGACGATAAGCTTGTGCAGTATCTCGTTGAGGTAACTGGTATGCCTGCGCGTGTGATTAAGAGCCAAGACGAAGTGAACCGCATGCGCCGTCAGCAGGCCGAGCAGCAAGCTCAGGCGCAGCAGCAGGCTGAGCAGCAGCAGCTGGTGCAGACGGCGAGTGAGGCTGTTCCTGTTATTGAGGCAGCCAGCGAGGCTGGTCTGATATGAAGCAGATAGAAGAGCTAAAGTTAGCCTACCGCCGCACGTTTAATACGGAAGACGGCGGTAAGGTGCTTAGTGATCTCAAGACTAGATTTGGTTTTGAGGCAACCACATTTTCTGGCGATCCTTATGAAACTGCATTTAATGAAGGGCAACGCGCAGCTGTGCTGCTGATCGTCAGGATGTTGTCCGAAGAGAAGGAAAAACGATGAGCGACGAGGCAATCCAAGATACAGGATCTCAAGAAGCTGTGGCAGCAGAGGCGGCTCCAGCCAGCTTTTTAGAAAGTTTACCAGACGATTTGCGCAATGAGCCGAGCTTGCGCAACTTTACTGACCCAGGGTCACTGGCAAAGAGTTATGTGCATGCGCAGCGTATGATTGGCGCAGACAAGGTTGCGATACCTGGGAAGCACGCAACGCCTGATGAGTGGCGCGAAGTGTATACAAGATTAGGCGCACCGACTGAGGCTGGCGCTTATGAGTTGCAAGGTATTGATGGCGTTGGTGACGAAGTAATCATCGGGTTTAAACAGCGTGCCTATGAGGCTGGCTTAACAAATCAGCAGGCAAACGCTATCATGGAATACTACGGCGATCAGACTGCGGCGGCTAGAGCGGCAGAAGAAAGCAAAATACAGGGCGCACAAGAGCAAAGCATTGCTGAGTTGCAGCAAGAGTTTGGGCGTGCGTTTGAGCAGAAGCTACAGTTGGCGCAAAGTGCAGCTCGGACGTTTTTGGGCGGCACTGAACTGTTTGACGAAATTGAGCTGGCTGATGGGCGTTTGCTTGGCGATCATCCTGATGTTGTGCGCATGTTTGCTACTCTTGGAGAGCAGATTGGCGAGGACAAATTGGTGGGTGAGCCGACTGAAATGATCATGACACCTCAAGAGGCTCAGAGGCAGATTGATGAATTAACATTGCCAAATAGCCCATATTGGGATAAAACTCATCCTAACAAGGATAGAATTGTCGAAGAGGTTTTGCGACTTCGAGAATACTTGTAGCGGATAACCACAAGGCCCGCGTTAAGCTTGTACACAAGCGGAGTAGCTGCCCTAAGCAGTAGCACGGCCCCGCAAGGGACAACCAAGCGCAGTAACCTTAAAACTGAACAAAAGTAGGAGATGACGGAATGTCTACTCAAATTACTACAGCTTTTGTCAATCAGTTTTCCGCAAACGTCCAGTTGCTGTCGCAACAAATGGGGTCGTTGCTGCGTAACGCAGTTGATGTGGAAAGCGTGAATGGCGAGAAAGCTTTCTTTGACCAAGTGGGTTCAGCGGCTGCTGTCCTACGCACATCACGCCACGCGGACACACCGATTGTGGATACACCACATTCACGCCGCATGGTTACTATGTCTGATTACGAGTACGCAGACTTGATTGACGATCAAGATAAAGTGCGTTTGCTTGCAGATCCGACATCAACATACAGCCGTGCTGCTGCTGCTGCTATGGGTCGCGCAATGGATGATGTCATCATTGCTGCTGCTCTAGGTACAGCGTACACAGGTAAAGATGGCTCAACATCAACAACACTTCCATCAGGTCAGAAAATTGCAGTTGCATCATCTGGTTTGACAATTGCGAAGTTGGTTGAGGCAAAGCAAATCTTGGACGAGGGCAACGTTGATCCGTCAATCGCTCGTCACATCGTTTGTGCGCCAAAGCAAATCTCTGACTTGTTGAACAACACGACTGTAACATCTAGCGACTACAACACTGTAAAAGCGTTGGCGATGGGTGAAATCAATACATTCGTTGGCTTCCAGTTCCACGTAAGCAACCGTCTAACAACAGACGGATCAGGTGACCGCCAGGTTATCGCGTTTGCTGGAGACGGTATCAAGTGTGCAATCGGCAAAGAGCCTGCGGCACGCATTGATGAACGTGCAGACAAATCATACGCAACGCAAGTTTACTACTGTCAATCAGTAGGTGCGACACGTATGGAAGAGGCCAAAGTCGTCGAAATCGCGTGTAGCGAATAAGAAGGAGACTAGAAAATGGCTACTGTATATTCAGCACAACGTACAAACTCACGCGCTACACCAGCCGTGATGAATAAAGCAAATGAGCTTAGTGGACGTATCCGCGTAGCTCATGGCACATACGAGGCATCTGCACTAGCGTCTGGTGACGTTATTGAGATGTTTGTCTTGCCTGATGGCGCTCGTTTGTTGACAGGTACTCTTGCGCATGACGCGCTAGGTGCATCAACAACATTGTCTGTAGGTTATGCAGCACACACAAACGCGGCTGGTACAGCTGTGTCTGCGTCTGCGGCGGCTTACAAAGCGGCAGCTGCGTCAACATCAGCGGCAAAGAACGACATTCTTGCTACTCTAGCTCTAGGCTCAGGCACAGAGACAGACACAAACGAGGATGGCGTGGCAATCACAGTAACAATGGGCGGTGCAGCTGGCACTGGCACCATTGAGCTGACCATCATGTATGTGGTAGACTAAACGAGTTGGGGCGGTACGCCGCCCCTTCCCACTTACGGAGACAGGTTTATGACATCACAAGTTGATATTGCGAACTATGCACTGAATACACTGGGCGCAACAAACATTGTCTCTTTAGACGAAAACAGTAAACCAGCCAGGCTGATCAACCAAAGATACAGCGCTGTTCGTGATTACGTCTTCCGATCACATCCTTGGAATTGTTTGCTGCGCCGGGCTGAGCTTGCGCAAGAGACAGAAACGCCTGAGTTTGGTTATGTTTATCAATATGCGTTGCCGACTAATCCGTATTGCCTGCGGGTTTTAGAGTTTAGCAACGGATCTATGTCTTATCCGCAAGACAATATGTTTAGCAACACTGGCGGCCCTGTGTTTGTCATTGAGGGGCGAAAGCTTTTGACTGACGAAGGCACGGCAAAGATTAAGTATGTAGCGCGGGTCACTGACCCACAAGAATATGATGTGGGGTTGATTGAGGCGTTGTCTGCTCGGCTGGCAATGGAAATTTGTTATGCCATCACTGGATCTACATCAATGGTGCAGATCACTGCTGCGATGTATGACGACAAGATAAAAGAGGCGCGATTTACTGACGGCACTGAGGGTGCGCCCCAGAAGCTCGAAGCAAGTGACTTTATTGAAGCGAGGTTCTAAATGGCTAGATCTGCTCCAGCACTCAGCACTTTCACAGCTGGTGAGATCTCTCCGCGCCTAGAAGGCCGCGTGAGCATCGAAAAGTATCGTGAGGGTCTATCTGAGCTAACCAACATGATTGTGCAGCCACACGGCGGCGTGACGCGCCGTCCGGGCACAGAGTATCTTGGTGAGGTGAAGGACAGCTCTGCTAAAACTAGACTTATTCCGTTTGAGTTTAAAACTTCTGACACGTATGCGCTAGAGTTTGGCAACCAGTATATGCGCGTTTTCCGTAATGGCTTGCAAGTTTTAGAAGATGACGAAAAGACTGTCACTGCGATTACTCTTGCTGATCCAGGCGTTTTGACAAGCAATGCGCACGGTCTTAGCAATGGTGACGAGGTTTATCTGTATAACGATAGCTCTGCAATGACCGAGCTAAAAGCACGAAACTATATCATTGCAAACGCAACGACGAATACGTTTACGCTGCAAGATTTGTTTGGCAATGACATAGATACGACAGATTTTACTGCGTATGATGCAAACATCAGTGTTGATAAAATTTTTGAGATTACAACGCCGTATACGACTGCAAACCTAGATGACATCCGCTTTGCTCAATCTGCGGATATTATGTACTTGGTGCATCCAAGCTATCAGGTGCGCACACTAGCCAGAACAGATCACAATGCTTGGGCGCTAACGCCGATTTATCTTGGCGAACCTCAAACCGCTAAGAACATCACTGCGATTACGAAGGCAAACCCTGGAGTTATCACAAGTAGCTCACATGGATTGTCTAATGATGAGATCGTTCTGATTGAAGATGTTGGGGGAATGACAGAGCTAAACAACAAGTATTACAAGGTTGCGGGAGTGACTTCTAATACGTTTACGCTCAAAGACATTGATGACAATTACATCGACACAACAAACTTTACGACTTACACATCAGGCGGCACGGCAAAAGAAATACAGCCAAGCGTGCCTGCACTGTGGGGCGCAGACAATAATCCGTCTGTCGTTACCTTCTTTGAGCAGCGTTTGGTCTTTGCCGCGACAGCAAACAATCCACAATCTCTTTGGTTCTCTAAAAACTTTGATTATGAGAATTTCAGTGTAGGCAGCGCGGCAGATGATGATGCGCTAATCTATACGATTGCATCCAGTAAGGTAAACGCTATTCGTTACCTATCTGCTACGCGTATTCTCATCGTTGGGACATCTGGTGGTGAGTATGTACTGTCAACCACCAACAACGGCCCCGTAACGCCTTCTACTACCGTTATCCGTAAGTATTCTAACTATGGCTGCACAAACGATGAGCCTGTGCAGGTAGCGGACTTGACGCTGTTTATTCAGCGTGGCGGACGTAAGGTCAGAGAGTTTCAGTACCAAGGTGAGATCAACACTGGCGGATATGCTGCGCCAGATATTACAATTCTGGCTGAACACCTAACAGAGGGTACGATCACACAGTTTGCGTATCAGCAAGAGCCTGAGAGCATTGTGTGGGCGCTGCGTAACGATGGCACACTTCTGGGCCTTACCTATCGCCGCGAAGAGGACGTTGTTGCTTGGCACAAGCATATCATTGGCGGCACGTTTGATAGTGGTCAGGCTGTTGTAGAAAGTATTATCAGCTTGCCGACAGACAGCGGTGAAGATGAGCTTTATATGATTGTGAAGCGTACTATTAATAGTACCACAAAAAGATACGTTGAAGTTTTAAAGACATTTGACTTTGGTGAGGGTAGCACTGGCGCATTCTTTGTTGACAGTGGGCTTTCTTACTCTGGCAGCGCAACAAGCGCTATATCAGGTTTGCAGCACTTAGAGGGCGAAACGGTTACGATCTTGGCAAATGGTGCTACCCACCCTGACAAAGATGTATCTAGCGGCGGGATTACAACTGACTTTGACATTACATCTGGCGCGATTGGGTTTGGCTTTATAAGCAAAATGCAGACGTTGCGCCTAGAGGCTGGGTCTGTAGATGGTACATCTCAAGGTAAGCCCAAGCGTATTCACGCGGTTACTCTGCGTTTGCATGAGACAATTGGTATTGAGGTTGGTACTGAGGAAAGCAATGTAGACCGTATCTTCTTCCGCGATAGCTCTATGAATATGGACGAAGCTGTGCCATTATTCACAGGAGACAAAGAAATCGAGTTCCCCGGTGGTTTTGATGATGATGCAAAGATATATGCGCAGCAAACACAGCCACTACCTATGACAATCTTGGCGATCTATCCTCGCCTCAACACGTTTGACAAATGATTAAGTATGCTCAAGAAATTCTAAATGATGTGAAAGCAGAGGCGTTGCCACTGCTTTTATCTCATTATGAAGAGATTGCGTTAAATAAAGATATTATAGATTTCAACCCAGATTGGGATCTATACCAAAAATATGAAGATCTTGGCATACTAAAAATATTTACGGCAAGAGATGAAGACAGGCTTGTTGGGTACTTTGTTGTAATAGCAACCCCACATTTGCATTACAAAGATCACATTTTTGCGTATAATGACATTATTTACGTCAACCCCAAGTATAGAAAAGGCTTTACTGCTTGGCGTTTGATTAAATACGCAGAGAAAGAAATAAAAGATCAAGGTGCAACAATTATGATTGTAAACTCTAAGCGTCATAAACCTTTTGATATTTTGTTAGAGCGCTTAGGTTTTTCTCATATAGAAAGCATTTTTTCTAAGAGGTTAGTGTAATGGGAGTAACAGGAGTTCTTGCAGGAGTAAGCGCGGTATCTTCTATAGCTGGCGGTGTTTCAGAAAAGAAAGCAAGTAAAAAGGCAGCTGCCGCAGCACAAGAAGCGGCAAACTTTAACGCCGACTTGATTGAGCGCGATGTTATTCTTTTGCAGCGTCAAGAAAAAATACTGGATGCCAATGCTATACTTAGGGCAAAAGTAGATCGGTTTAGGTTTGCTGAGCAACAGGGCGCAGTTGTCGCCAACTATGCGTTTTCTGGTTTTGACATTGCGCAAGGTACACCAATGCGCAGGCTGCGTCAGAACGCACGCGAGTTTGAATATGACATGGCAGTTAATAGGTTTAACGACAGCATCACGCGCATGCAGATTGCAGACGCGCAGCAAGATGCGTTCTTGACTGCGCAGCTTACACGCATGGAAGGCGGTGCGACTGCTGGGGCGTTGCGGGCGCAGGGTAGAGCAAGCTTGATTAGTGGTATCGGCCAGGCGGCACGAATAGGCTACCAAACAGGCGGGTTTGGAATTGCATAGTAACGGATTGGGTCAATGAGAATACCAGTTTACAGAGCGCAAGCATCATTAACGACAGCCACCCCAGGCCGTTCTATTACTGCGCGTAAAGATCCAAGGCCATTCATCCAGCAAGCTCAGCAGGAAGGTAAGGTCATTAGCACGGCCCTTAGTGAGGTTGGGCAGTATGCAAAGATGCGCTACGACAGTGAGCAAGACTTATTGCTTAGCCAAGGCTTGCTAGAAGCTGAAGAAGGCATTCGCATGTCTGCTGACGATCTGTCCAAAACAAGCAGGCCGTCAAATGTTTTCGGTGGTGATAAGCTTTGGGATCAGCAAACAGGTGAGCTACGCGACAGCGTGCTTGATAAGATCGGCAGTGACAGATTTACGCGCAGTAAGTTCTTAGAGCGCTTCAACCAAATGGAGCTATCTGCTCGGTTCCAGCTCAAAGGTCAAATTGATGATCGCATTGAAAAGATGGATCAAGCAACAATGGCCCGCCGCCAAGAGCGCCTTGTGCAAAAGCTTTCGCAAGTTGGATTAAGTGATCCAGCAGCAATGATAAAAGAATACCAGCTATCAATTGCGGGGATTTCGGCTGATTTAAATAGCGGCGTGGCAAAAGGCAGATACAACGCAGAAGGTGTTAGCAAGGTTAACTTGGCAATGCGCAAGCAAATCGCCAAAAACATTACATCTGCATATGTAGGCTCAGATCCGTCGTTTGCGGGAAATCTGCTAGAGGCGTTGGAAATCCAAGATTTAATTGCAGCTGGCGCAGAGATTACAGATGATATGCTGCCAGAAATTCCTGGCGGTGATTACGTTTTATTTGCTCTGTCAAATATTCCACGCGATGACGCGATTGATATTCTTTCATCCGCTCTAACGGATGCAAACAAATTCGCAAAGCTTCGTGATGATGCTGAAAAGCGCAATGAAGAGGCTGTTAAGAGACAAATTACAGCTGTAAAAAATCGGTATGCTTACTTTGAAAGCACTGAAACTTACGACATTAAAGAGCTTACAGATTTTGTTCCAGGCATTGCAAAAGACGTAACCATTGAAATGATAGATGAGCAAAACGTATCAGGCGCATCTATTCGATTAGCGTTAAGACAATACTTAACAATGTACAACGAGCTAACACCAGAAACAGAAAGCTTGTTTGATAAGCTGGATAATGAGAATGCATCTATGGCTCCATACGCGTCTCAGACAAGACAAACTGTCTATAACGAATTGTTTGCTTATAAGCAAAAAGGTGAGCTAACTGTTGATCAAGTAAATTACGCAAAATACGATTTAACGAGAGAAGACTTTAAGTTCTTTATGAACTCAATAGATACAACAGAGAACGACACTCTAGCAGCTGTAAAGCGTCTTGCTAAATCAAAATTCCAATATGATGAAACAACTGCTCTTGATCCAGATTTTGGCAAAGCCGCAAAAGCTGCGTACTACAGTGTGGTTTCTGGACTAGACGAAGCGGTTTTAACATCAGATGTTCCTTTAACAAAATCTCAATTAGTTGAACTGGCAAACAAACTAATTGAAGAAGAAAGCGTAGTCTTTGAGCAGATGATGCGTTCTGACTACATAGGGACAATTGACCAATACAATTCGCTATACGGCGGTGTTGGATTGGATTTGAGCTATGAAGATCCACTGGCAGATTTGCAGGATTGGTTTACAAATGTTGCAGATCAAAACGCTCAAAATGCTAATTACGCAAGAATTAGAGGAAACTTAAAACGAGAGTTTTTTGACAAAGGATTTGTGTACTAATGGCTGATCTTGTTCAAATAGATACAGACGAAGAAATGGACAAGTATGCAGAGGCTGAGCTGATTGCATCAAACCCACCGCCTGTTTCGTTGCTTAAAAATAAAAAGCTAAGCTTTAACTCAAGAACACGCCGCAATGATGTGCTGGCGAGTTTGTCAACTGGCGGTTATGTAAAGATTGGCGAAGAAGACATTTCAAGAGAAGATCAAGTGCGCCAATACTCAAGAGAACTGCAAGGCATGGACATGCCGTTTGATGTAGCTGATTTTGAGGCCGCAGGATTTACTGCGCAAGAAGTAGAAGCCGCTGGCGTTATGCCTGTTGAGCAAGAGAAGACTGGACGTACCGAGCCACTGCGTGAGGGTGAGCAGCTGCGCATGTTACGTGAGGGCGGCGATGCTGCCATTGCTACGCCGTCAAGAATGTTTATGCGTGACGACTGGAACAGAGGCACAGTAGATGTACTGTCAGCAATTGGTGTCCCCGCGCAGCAAGCAAATCAAATTGCTGATCTTGTTATGGGTCAAGTTGACACAAGCGGCGGGACAGGCATCTTTGACAGCGGCGTTGGGATTATAGACTTTACGCCAGTTGGGTTAGCATTTGGCATTGAGGAGATTGGAGATCAGCTAAATCGCAGCATTCAGGCAGATGATAAGATTGGCATTGGCACAGGTATGCTGTTTATGGCCTTGTCAGCTGCTGAGGCATATCCGCTAACCAAAGCAGGGGCTAAGGCCGTCAAAGCTCAAATACCAGCCATACGTCAGGCAATCGCGGATCTAGGGCAGAGCGCGGAAGAGCGCATTGCGCAAGAGGGTACAACGCTGTTTAGCAACCCAGTGGGGCCAATCGTGGATCGCGGTTTGGCTGCGGCTGGGCGTGCAGCAGAGCTGCGCAGACAGGCAAACATTGATCGTTTTGGTTATGACCCAAATGAAACGCCTGTAGCTCCAGATACATCATACCGCATGGAACATCAGCCAAGAGGCCCAGAAGGTGGCGAAGGTATTCGGCTAGATGATTTGACTAAAAACATATCAGGCGAACAGGCAGGATACCCAGATGACTTCTACACAAATCAAGGTATGCGGCTATATGCTCGAGGGCCAAGCTTTGAAGGGGATGAGTACGGTTTAGCCAATCAAGAAAGCTATGAAATTATTACATCTGTAAAAGGAAATCCTGAAGCAGAGGTTACAATATATCGAGCTGTTCCTAATGAAGATGCAATAACAACAATAAATCCGGGCGACTTTGTGACATTAAGCCCGACATATGCTAAATTGCACGCAGCAAGCGGATATGGTCGGTCTGGTGATGAGGCGGGCAAAGTGCTTGAGGAAACAGTAAAAGTGCGCGATATTTATTGGGATGGCAATGACGTTAATGAATTTGGCTATTTCCCAGAGGAAGAGTAAATGGCAATCGATCCAACCCAGCTAGCAGAAGACCAAGAAGCCCGGCAGCGCATTACAGCAGCAGGCGCACCTACTGAGTTTGCCAAAGGGCCAGAGCAGGAAGGTGTGCAGCTGGCAGGGTTGTTTAACGTGTTAAATCGGCTTGGCCCAGCGCGGAGGCCAGTTAGCCCTGCTGATGCAGACACAGCCCTGCCGCCAGGCGTTTCGCCAGAAACAGTAACGCAGCCACAGCGTGTGCCAACACCGCAGGAAATGCCTGTTGTGCCATCGCCGGGCGAATACTCTGAGCGCAGAACGCAAGAGATTTTAGCCCCGCAAGTGCTATCTCCAGAGGGCGCGGCAGAGTTTGAGCGCCGTGGCTTTAAGGCCCAAGCAGATCAGCAAGTTGAAACAATTGAAGACGCAGAGGCCGCGCTTGCAGCGCAAGAGGCCGATGCAGCTGTTTTAGCGCAGGATGTAAAAGATCAAGCCCGCGCAGCATTGTCGGCAGAAGTGCGAGGCTTTAAGCCAGAAACAGGCGTTGCTGACGAAAAGCTGTCAAACGCAATGATTGACCGCATGAAGCTACGTGACGGTGAAATCAAATCACTAGAAGACGGCGGCGATTTTAACTTTAACTACATGGAAACAACCGACGATGTGAAGTCTACGATCACATCATTGGCAGAGGTTTACAAAGACCAACAGGCAGCAGTTACGCGCGGTTATATCTCTAACGATGTTACGGCAGATAAAGCTGCCACAGTTATTGCAGATGAGGTTGGCTTAACGCGCAGGCTGCTAAAGCGTAAAATCGGCGATGGATCTTTAAACGCAGAAACAATGTTGGCAGCCAGAGAGCTATTGGTGCGCAGCGGTGAGAAGCTTACAAGTCTAGCGCTCAAAATAAAAGGCGGCACGGCTAATGCTGCTGATCGACTTGCCTTCCGTAGGCAGCTAGCGATCCACGCAGGCATACAGCTGCAAGTTAAAGGCGCACAGACAGAAGCGGCCCGCACGCTACAATCGTTCCAAATCAAAGTAGGCGGTGAGCTAAGCGCAGTAGAGCAAGCGCGTGAGGCGCAGAGACTGCTGCAAGAAAGCGGCGGTGCAGATGTTGTTGACGCTATGGCAGACAATTTACTGCGCGTGCAAAACGAAAACGGACAGCGTGGGATCAACTCTTTTGCGCGTGGCGGTTGGAGAGCAAAGACCCGGCAGATGGTGTCAGAAGCGTATCTTGCTGGATTGCTTAGCAACCCTGCTACGCAAGTAAAAAACATTGTTGGTACTGCATCGTTTATGGCCTATCAGCTGCCAGCAGAAATGATTGCAGGCATGTATGGGGCCACTGTGCGTGGGGGTCGGTCAGCGTTAAAGCTGCCAATCAGAGATGACCAAGTGTACATGGACGATGCCGCCATACGCTTCAAAGGCTGGATGGACAGCTACAAGGATGCAATGAAAGCTGCATCTATTGCTTGGCGATCTGAGCTGCCTGCATCCGAGGCAAGCAAGCTAGACGTTGAACAATACTCCTCAATCGCTGGGGAAAGCAGCGGCTGGACATCACAGGCTATTTCGCAGTTTGGCAAGCGCGTGCGCATTCCGTTTAGATTGCTTTTATCAACTGATGAATTTTTCAAAACAATCTCGCAGCGCGGTGAGCTGTATGTGCAGGCAAACTCTGCATATAAGAAAGCACTGCGTGACGGCAAGACAGTAACAGAAGCTGAAGACGAAGCAGGCATGATCCTGCTAGATCCTCGGTCTGTTTCAGAGCAGTTAGATACAAAAGCCAAGTTAGATACGCTGCAAAGCGATTTAGGAAATTTTGGCAAATTCACAGGTATGGCCCAGCGCTTTGATGTGGCTGGTATTCCAGTAGGTCGCATGATACTACCTTTTGCCACTGCGCCCACAAACTCTTTCTTACGGTCAGCGGAGTTTATGGGCATTAGCCCTAAAACCTGGGCTGACCTTTCAGGCAAAAATGGTGCTAAAGCTCAGCAGATGGCGACAGGTCGATTGGCAGTCGGCGGGGCAACTATGGCTGTTGTTGCGGACTATGCAACACAAGGCAGCATTACAGGCGGCATGCCAAGCGATGCAAAGGTGCGTGATGCGTTGCCGCCAGGTTGGCAGCCTTACAGTTTTGTATTTAAAGGCGAAGGCTTCCCAGAAGACAAACCGTTGTATGATGTATATGGTCGCCCAAACGGCCCGCTAGAATATGTGAGCTATGCAGGATACGAACCTGTTGGAGCTATAATTGCTCTGACTGCCGACACTGTTCAGAGAATGCATAAGACAAGAGATCCAGAGGTAAGGGGCAATTTAGCAGCCGCAGCTGCTGGATCTGTTATTGATTATTATAAAGAGCTGCCAATGCTGCAAGGACTGTCGGATGTTGTGTTTGCACTAGAGTACAATGATCCTATGCGGTTCTTCCGCAGTCCTTCAGAGGCAGCCACGCCGATTGGAATTGGGCCTCTTTCTATTCCAAGCCCGGTTAGCTCACTACAGCGTGCAGGCGGGCGCATTGTAGATCCGACAGTGTTGCGTCCTAGAGCAGATGTTGAATATTACACTGAGCAGGACATCCTTGCTAAAAATGAAGACGGAACATTTGTTTTTGCTAAGTCAGACGGCACGCCTGACTATGGTATGATTGGCTTGCCAAAAAATGATTTTGGCAACTCTATTGCAAAAATAATGTCTACCATGTTGGCCTACCAATCTAAAGACAGCTTCTTTAGAGATGAGTATGACCGCAACGCTCCTGTCTATGATACGATGGGCAATGTGATTGGCGAAAACGATGTAAGCTTAGCAAGCAACCCTGGCTTAGCAATCTTCAACAACCTAAGCGGATTGCGTATTCGTGAGGGTGAAGAAATCACAGACACGCAAGCAGAGCTGATGCGCCTTGCATCTATGACAGGCGGTTGGCCTTTGACCAACCCTACCAGCATGGGCGGTGTTAGGCTTGCGTTTGGGGCGCAGTCTGATTTGGTAAATATTGCTAAGAATGAGGTAACTGTTCGCCAAGGCAGACTAGGCAAGCTGACGTTTAACGAAGCACTGACAGCCATGACTACTACAACAAACAATACATTGGGCCGCCAGTATGACCGGGCCTCTGACTTAGATAGAAAGGGATTGGTGCAAAGTTTGAATAGGCAATATTTAGAAGCGGGATTTCAGGTCTTACTAGAAATGCCAAGATATGCTAATTTAGCGCAAGCCTTTTACGACATGAAACGCGCCAAGGATAAAGGTCTTAGATAATGACAGTATCAAGCAGCACAAACAGAGTTAGCTACAGCGGCAACGGCACGCTGACAACTTTTGCATATACGTTCAAAGTGTTTGACCAAGGTGACTTGACGGTCATCCTTCGATCAAGCACTGGCACAGAAACCGTGCAGACAATTACTACACACTACACTGTTACAGGTGTAGGCGATGTTGGCGGCGGCAATGTGGTGTTTGTTACAGCGCCGAGTGCCACAGAAACTGTTGTTATCTTGCGTGAGCAAGACTTGACGCAAGGGCTTGACCTTGTTCCTAACGATCCATTCCCAGCGCAATCGCTAGAAGAAAGCTTGGACAAGCTGACGTTTATGGTTCAGCAGCATGAAGAAGAGCTTGGTCGTGCAATCAAGGCATCTCGTACAAACACGCTAACAGGATCAGAGTTTACAATCTCTGCGGCTGATCGCGCGAACAAAGTATTCTCGTTTGATAGCTCAGGCGACTTGTCTGTTACGCAAGAGCTAGGCACGTTTAAAGGCGATTGGGCAGCATCAACTGCGTATGTTGAACGTGATCTGGTAAAAGATACAACAACAAACAATGTATTTATTGTTACTTCTGCTCATACATCATCGGGTTCTTTGCCACTTACGACAAATACGAACAGCGATAAGTATGAAAAAATAATTGATATTACAAACCCTCCTGGCGATGTTACGTTTGGCGGCAGTATAACAACATCAAGTTCTGTAACGGCTGGCAGCTTTGTTATTGGATCTGCTGATATTAACGAAAACGACTTAGAAGCGATTGACAGCGTTACTGCTGGGACAGTTGCGGCAAGCAAAGCAGTTGTCGTTGATGTTAATAAGGACATATCTAGCTTTAGAAACTTAACTGCTACTGGTGACATTACGTTTGGCGGTTTGTCAGATGGCACGATCACGGTTACAGCGTTTGTTGATGAAGATAATATGGCATCTGATAGCGCCACGCTGGTGCCTACACAGCAGTCTGTGAAAGCATATGTAGATGCTCAGGTTGCTACAGCTGACACACTCACTGAAATTCTAGGTAACGGCAACACCACAAGTGGCGCAAACATCCAAATGACTACAACGGATGAGCTACAATTTAGAGATACAGCATTGAAAATTAATTCATCTGCTGATGGGCAGTTAGATATTGATGCTGACACTGAAGTTGAGATCACTGCGCCCACTGTTGATATTAATGCCAGCACAGAAGTAAACATTAGTGGTGCAGCAAAAATTGGTGGCACCTTAAATATTGATACAATTAATGAGTTAACCACAAACGCTGGAACTACAATCAATTCAACTTTTATTGGTAACAATAAGATTGGCATTGGTACAAGTGTTGTAGGCGACACTCAAGTAGCAATTAGAGGTTCTGCTGCTAAATTAAGATTAGAATCTCTAACTGCTGGAAATCACAATTGGGATGTTGGTGTTTTCTCAACAAGTTTCCGTATTTACCACCAAGCAACAGGTCAAAACCCTTTTTGGATTGACTCAACTGATAATGTTGGCATTGGAACTATAAGCCCATCTACTAAGCTAGATGTAAATGGCACTGTCACGGCAACAGGTGGTGCGTTTACTGGCGATGTATCCTTCGGCGACAACGACAAAGCCATCTTCGGCGCTGGGTCTGATTTGCAGATATATTCAGACGGTACAACGGGCCAGATTACAGGCGATCTAAACATCACGGGTACTTTGACCAGCGATGGGCTGACTGTGGACAAGTCTGGTTCTTCTATTGTTACCACTTTAAATAGGTCAGACAGCACTTTTGGTTACATAAACTTTAAGAACACTGAAACAACCACAGGCTTTGTTGGGTATGAAAGCGCTGACTTTGTCGTCTATGCTGATAATGCAAAAGTTTTGCAGGCTTCAGATGGCGGCGACATCAGCTTCTACGAGGACACAGGCACCACGGCAAAGTTCTTCTGGGATGCGAGTGCTGAGAGTTTGGGCATTGGGACGAGCGCAATCAATGGTACGTTGGACATTGCCAACAGTGACCAAACTAATGGTGTTACATTAAGTTTAACAAACTCTTTTGCGGGAAGCGGTTGGACCGCTGGCGACACTATTG